CGTGAGGGAGTCCCGACTGATTTGACAATCAGTTATGGTATGCGACGATGTCAACGTAAGTTGATGTCGGCGTGTGCCACTAAGTCAGATGGTATCGACTCGCAAGCCGAGCGAGTAAGGCACATAGAAATGCCTACGGTATCTTCAAATCGTGGTCGCCCTGACCATGTCCCGGTTGCTCCGGGGGAGATGCGGAGTATCCTATCCAAGGAGAAACGTATGTTCTACGCAAGTTTAGTCGCAACTCAACTGCCCGGTTCGCCGCTCGACGTAAAAGTCAGTGTGGCGGGTCCGGGTTACGCGAGGTTTCATCATAGCATAAGTGTGATTAACACCTATGAAGAGGCGCTGGCTATATTTGTGAATCTGTGCCCGGAGTTTGAGGCATTGGCTCTCGAGCCTTTCGCTTCTGTGCTCTGGCGTGCGGTAGCTCACAGCGAGGCAAATGTTCGCGTAAATTGGTCTAGTTGAAATGGTCGCGCCCGTAACTGGGCCGTTCTATAAGACGGTCAACACGCCACATTTAGTCATTAACAAAACATCGTACCGACAAAAGCTGCCTTACACGATTCCCTTAGAGTTCGTCTCGAACGGGGGTTTTGCTGGTGGTCCGCGAGATGACCCTGGAGCCTGGATGTACAACACCTGGGCAACGGGCAATTTGAACGACGGACGAGTGTACGCTCAGGCGTACTCCAGGCTTATCGCTGAGCTTGGTGAAAACGCTGGACTAGGCATTACGCTAACCCAGTGGAAACAGGCAGACTCGATGATAAGGAATAGAGCTAACCAGCTCACGTCCTTTACACATCAGCTAGCCCGTCGTAGTCCCGTAGGGATCGCGACAACTCTTGGACTTTCCGTGAGGGATGTCAAGAAAGTACTCAAGACGCGCTATGGCGTTGCGAGGAACTTGAGCGACCTTTGGCTCGAGTTTTGGTTCGGCTGGAAGCCGATGGTGCAGGATATTTACACGGGTTGTGAGGTTTTTGACAACTTCATTCCGTGGGCGAAGCTAAAGGGCTCCGCTCGCCGCGAAGATATCTTCGATCAAGACGATGGGCCTTATCAGCCGCATGTCTATCTGGAGTTCGAGCGAATTGCGAAAGTGTCCTGTCAGGTGAGGTTGGTAAATCCCAACGCTCGGCTACTACAGCAGTTTGGGTTGCTTAACGCAGCTCAGGTTGCTTGGGACGCCGTTCCATGGTCGTTTGTCGTAGACTGGTTCGCCAATGTTAACCAATGGCTGGGCTCGTTTACGGACTTTGCTGGATTCGAAACCAGTAACGTCGTGGTCTCACGTCTGTGTCGATGTGCCGGTAACGTGACTTATGCCGCGAATCCGAATTTGAATTCGTACGGCTTTGGTTACGCGGCTACTCGGACTCCCACCTCGGGTGTGCCGAGACCGGCTCTTCACTTGAAGAATCTGTCTCTAAAGCCAACAAGGGCTTTGACAGCGATAACGCTTCTAACCCAGAAGCTCCCACGTTAAGGCACGTGGTTTTCAATTAAACCTGGCCCTTAGGGGTCGTATCTGAAAGGACTCTATCATGAGTACCATTGCAAACATTACCGTCAAGAAGAACGACGGCACGACTGATATCGTCTACACGGCCCTTGAGGGTCGGTCTGGCGACAATCCAGCGCGTTGGAAGGCGCCCGCCCTGGGCGCGACTCCGATGACTCAACCGGAACTCCGTGTTGGGTCGAAGGCGATGGGGAATACGAGCAAGACGAAGGTCATCGCGACCTTTGTTCTGCCCTACTCGGTGGTCAACTCGACCACTGGGGTGACCTCTGTTGCTGATCGTGAGATCTTCCGCTTCGAGTACACGGGAC